CAGGTGGCGCTCTGGGCGTTCGGGCACTGGGGGGCGGGCAAAGCTCCAGCAACAACCAGGTGGTGATCCAGCAAAGCTTTGCGGTGCCTGAAGGTCAAGGCGGTGCGAGTGACGCGGATAGCCAGGCCGTGGCCCAGGCCTACGCGAAATCGGCCAAGCAGGGCGCCCAGGAGCAGATCGCGAAAGATCTTCGCCCCGGCGGCCAGATCTGGGCCGCAATCAACGGTCGATAAATCAGCAGCCCCATTTCGGTGGGGCTTTTTTATGCCAGGAGGAAAACATGGCTACGGAAACTTTCACCTGGACACCGAACGGCGACCCGGCGGCAACCATCAACTTTCGCACGAAGTCTGCCAAGTTCGGTGATGGCTATGAGCAGAAGGCTGCGGACGGCATCAACAACCGCACGCAGTCTTGGCCCCTCACGTTCTCCGGCCAGAAGGCGCGCATCAAGGAAATCATGGTGTTCCTCGATCGGCAGGCGGGCGCGACACCGTTTTACTGGACCGATCCGCTTGGCGACCAGCAACTCTACCGCTGCGCCGAGTATCAGCCCAAGGCCATGGGCGGCGACACCTACACCCTGACTGCTACCTTCGAACAGGCATTCCACCCATGAGCATTGACCCACTGAATCTTGGTAGTGCGCCTGATGACGGCACTGGGCAAGACTTGCGCTCCGGTGGTCAGGTCATCAACGACAACTTCGCCGAGCTCGATACCCGAACTGCCGCCGCTCAGGCCGCTGCCGATGCTGCCGAACGGATGCTGGTCGCGGGCGATAACATCCAGATTGACCGAACCGATCCTGATCACCCTGTTATCAGCGCTTCGGGTGGTGGTGCCGGGACTGTTCAAACAGTTGCGGGCGTCACTCCGGACGGGGGTGGTGACATCCCCACGGCCGGTTTGTCCTCTGCGCTTGGACTGGACAACAAGGTCGACAAGGTGCCGGGCAAAGGCCTGTCGTCAACTGACTTTACATCGGTCGAGAAGACCAAGCTCGCGGGCGTGTCCACGGACGCCACCAAGAACGCCACGGATGCCGCCTTGCGCGACCGCGCGACCCACACCGGGACCCAGCTTGCGGCGACCATCAGCGACCTGGCGGCAGCAGTTCGCGCTATCACCCTGGCCGGCCTGTCGCTGGAGAATGCCGCTATCACGTCGGCGGACAGCATCCTGGTGGCCCTGGGGCGTGCGCAGGGGCAGCTCAACCAGAAGCTTGGTCTGTCCGGTAAGGCCGCTGATTCTGCGCTGCTTAATGGCCAGAACGCGGCGTTCTATACCAAGGCCATGGTCGGCGCTACGGCCTCCGTCGCCGGAGCCGCAGGATTGGTTCCCGCCCCAGCGGCTGGAGATCAACTTAAGTTTCTCTGCGCGGACGGAACCTGGAAGGTGGTTTCAGGCGATAGCGGTTCCGGGCAGCCTGTCGGCGGCCTGGTTATCTGGGATATCTCCGAGGCGACATTGCCAGCTGGATACATCCCGCGTAGCGGCCAGCTCGTAACGCGCGCCATGTGGCCCCAACTGTGGGCTCTGGTATCGGCTACCGCCCTGACCGATGCTAACTGGATCGCAAACCCACTCAGCCGGGGTAAGTTTTCCAGCGGTGACGGGTCGACCACGTTTCGTATGCCGGACCTCAACGGCAAGTACTCAGACGGCTTGACCCCGGCAGCCTTCTTGCGGGGCTACGGATTCCGTTCGGCTGGTGAAGCGGGCTTGATGCAGGTTGATAACTTTCAGGGCTTCAGGATGCGTACCGCCGTCAACGGCGGTACGGCAAACGCAGCAAACCTTAACCCATATTTCGGCGGCGATACTGCAACCATGGGGCAGCTTGCTGGCGCCAACGGCGTGGCTGCGGGCTACTCTACCTACGCCACTGGATTCGTAACCGATGGAACAAACGGAACCCCTCGTATCGGCCTTGAAACCCGCCCATTCAGTTCATCGGTTATCTGGTGCTGCATCGGCGGGACAACGGCGGTCAACCCTGGCACGGTCGATATCGCCGCAACGGCTGCGCAAGTTGCCGCGCAGGCTTCGCAAATTCAGAATCTGCAAGCTAATGCTCAGTCGACAATCGTTTACCCAAATGGGGGCACCGCGGCTACCCCGGCTCTTGCTCAGGTAAACAGCCGATACCTCGTCGCGAATCCCTACCCCGGTTTTTTCGTTGCCTGCTACGTGCAAATTCAGATATCCGGTAACTGGGGCAACCCCGAATTTGTTGGGACCGGGACCGGCTCATCTATCGGGGTTCGAGCGAACCTGTTCGGTGCCAACATCGTAGTCCAGACCGGGACCGGGTTTATAGGCACCTCGAGCAACCAGACAGGTGACCCGTTTGGGATTTCGGGGGCAAATACCGCCCCATCCCCGATTCGCGTTATCGTAGTTAAAACAGGGCTTGCGCTATGAAAGTTTTTGCGAGAATTGGCTTCAATGACCAAACTATTATTGAGACTGAAGACCTTCCCGAAGGGTTCGCGGACGGCATGATAGAAATGGTTGGTCCCAGGCCGGACGGGGAATTTTCAAGCCTCTACGTGGCGCTTGAAGACGGAACTTGGGGTGTTTCTGAAACCTTGAGGTGGGGAAAACTGGCCCTCATCGAAGATGCTTGGCGAGCAATCGAGATGCCTATCGCCCGCGAAAACGTCACAGCCATCGAATTCGGAGACGACCAAATCCCCGGCACCGCCGCCGATTGGAAAGCCTACTGGCTCGCACTGCGAGCGTGGACCGAAAGCGCCGAGGGCTACCCTGATTCAACCCACCGGCCACTCAAGCCAGCCTGATACACCGCCACCCGCCATCGAGCGGGTTTATTTTTGCCTGAGGAAATACCATGCCGATCACGGCCGATATCCAGACCCTGGAGCCTGGCGCGTGGGTGGAGCTTTTTGAGCTCGACGCCACCGTCCTTGGCGCCGAGCTTTACCGCTTCCACGGCTACCCCCAGCAGGCCTCGATCTTCTGGCAAGGCAACGAGTATTCACCCTGGCCGATCAAGGCTGAGGGGTTTGAGATGACCGGGCAGGGTGCCCAGCCGACTCCAACGCTTTCTGTCGGCAACGTTGGCGGGTTTATCACGGCGCTGGTGTTGTACTTCGAGGACTTGGTCGGGTCGAAGCTGATCCGCCATCGAACCCTGGGCAAGTACCTGGATGGCCAGCCCGAGGCCGACCCTGATGAAGAGCTGCCGCCCGACATCTGGTACGTCGAGCGCAAGTCGGCCGAGAACAACGAAACCGTGCAGTTCGAACTGGCCACGGCCTTGGACTTCGCGGGTGTCCAGCTCCCGCGCCGGCAGATCGTGGCCAACGTCTGCTGGTGGTTGAGCTGCGGCGGTTACCGCGGGCCGTACTGCGGCTACAACGGGCCGCCCGTGGCTGATGAGAACGACGTCATTGTCACGGATGCAGCCAAGGACAAATGCGGTGGACATTTACACAGCTGCGAACTGCGGCATGGCAAGAACAACCCACTGCCTTTCGGTTCATTCCCGGCCGCGGGCCTGCTTCGGAGCTGACCATGAACAAAGCAAATAGAGCAGCAATCGAACAGCATGCCATGGTCGAGTATCCCAAGGAGTGTTGCGGGCTTCTGGTGCGAGAAGGGCGCAAGGAGGTCTATGTGCCTTGCCGCAACACCGCGTCCACGCCGAGTGAACACTTCCGTCTGGCGCCCGAGGACTATGCAGCCGCCGAGGACCGCGGCCGGGTGCTCGCTGTCGTGCATAGCCACCCCGACTATCCAGCGGCCCCAAGTGAGGCTGATCGCGTCTCCTGCGAGGCCTCAGGCCTGCCCTGGCACATCCTGGAAGTCCGAAAGGGTGACGATGGTGAGCTGCGCCCCGGCGAGTTGGTCAGCTTCACGCCCGAGGGGTACGAGGCACCTTTGATTGGCCGCAAGTTTGCCCACGGCGTGCACGACTGCCTGAGCATCATCCTCGACTTCTACGGGCGTGAGATGGGCATCGAGCTGGGCGATTACGAGCGGGAGGATGGCTGGTGGGACAAAGGCGGCAACCTCTACCTAGAGAATCTGCCAGCGGCCGGATTCGAGAAGGTCTCAACCCTGGAACATGGCGACATTGTGCTGATGCAGATCCGGTCTCCAGTGCCGAACCACGCCGGGATCTACCTGGCCGACGGTGTGCTGAAGACCGAGCCCGAGCACTTCCCGGCGCCTGGGTCGATCCTCCACCACCTCTATGGTCGGGACAGCAAACGCGACACGTATGGCGGGTACTGGGGGGAGGTGACGGTCAGCTATTGGCGGCACACAAACGTTTCTTTATAGCTGGCCCACGGAATAGATGGGGAATCCATCCTTTGGCTGGGCGGTTGTGGCTCAACTTCGACTGATCCCCGACCCCGAACCTCCGGGTTTTTGCGCTTCCTGCTGATGATGGTAGATTGCCGAGATCAACCCGGAGGATGCCATGAAGACACTTTTTCTAATTGCGGCGCTCGTCATAGCGCCATTTTGTAC